CGTCCGTAGAAATCAAAGACCCAGTAGCAGTATTGGCAGCTTTGGATCGAGCAAAAGCGGACGCTAAAAAGTTCAGGACAGAGAAAGAAGCCATAGAACAAGAAATTGTTGCTACAAGAGAGAAGTTAACTCTTAATCAGACTAGATTAAAGCATGATAAGATTATTAAATCTCTAACGGATAATGGTGTTCCAAATGCCGATAAACTTCTGAAGTACATTAAGACCTCAGAAATTGAATTAACTGATGACTTTGAAATCAATGGATTAGATAGCCAGCTGGAAGCCCTTAAAACAGACTTCCCTGAATTATTTGACCCAAAGATGATAGTTGGCGGTAAAGCTGATTCAGGAATAACTTCTAAAGTTGATTCCCCGCTTTCAGCTAGCGAATTACAAGCAAGATATATACTTGGGAACTAATATCCTGTATACTATAGATATGCAAGCTAGACGGACGTTTAGTCTTGCGAATCTAATATATTTGGACGAATATTTTACTCTCAAGCAAACAAAAATCTAACTAATAAGAAAAGGATATAAAACTATGGCAAGAACAGAACTTACAGTTGCTAATGGTTATATCGTTGAAGAGCACAGCTCAAACGTCGTACAAGCAGCACTGCAGAACTCTGCAGTAGAATCTGCTGCACGTCGTGAGCCAATGGCTACATCAATCAAGCGTGTTCCACGCTTTGTTGGTGACGCTCCTGTTGTTTATGCAGAAGGCGCTACAATCGGTGAATCAGATGTAACAATTGACGACATTACACTAACAGCTCGTAAATGGGCAAAGATCATGCACATCTCAGAAGAAGATATGAATGACTCATTCGTAGATGTAATGAATACATACAAGACTCAGTGGGCAACCAACTGGGCAAAGAAGTTTGACAACGCATGCTTAGGCGTGACAGTTGCAGGAGCAGGAACTGACGCAGCACCATATACATCTGTATATCGTGAAGTATCACAGTACAACTCAGCTTCTAACTTAATCCAGACAGCTGGAGCTGTGACATTCGCAGATTTGAATGATGCACTTTCATTAATTGAACAGTCAGCATACTTTGATCCATCAAAGACAGCTTTCATCATTCATCCTTCATTCCTAGGAACTCTACGTGGCTTGGTTGATAACCAAAACCGCCCAATTCTTCAGGATCCACTAGGTGCTCGTGGCTCAACTCTATTCGGTTACCCAGTAATCGTTTCAGCAGGAGCTAAGACATCTTCAACTGCATCAGCAGCACCAGCAGGTAACAACCTACTTATCGTAGGTAATACTGACCTTATGGTCAACGGTGTTCGTGCAGGAATTGAATCCATGGTATCCAAGGATGCTAAATTTGATACAGATGGTGTTCTTCTCAAAGTACGTGCACGTCGTGCATTTGCCGTTGCTAAAGCTGAAGGCTTTGCAATCGTTGAGAAGACATCAGCGTAAGGGGATAAATAATGCCATCAAAACTATACGGTAACTTCATCCTCAAGGCACTTAATAAAGAAGTTGACTTCGATACAGATACCATCAAGGTAGCTCTAGTTTCATCTTCTTACACTCCAGATCAGGACGCACACGATTACTGGAACGACGTATCAACATACGAAGTTTCAGGAACTGGCTATACAGCTGGTGGAGCAACTCTTGCTTCAAAGACAGCGACCTACGATTCAGCAAACAACGTAATTGTTCTTGATGCTGCAGACACCACTTGGGCGTCTTCAACAATCACAGCACGTTATGCAGTTGTTTATGATTCAACTGGAACATCAAGCACTTCAGCTCTAATTGGATATGTAGACTTCGGTTCAGACCAGTCTTCAACCAATGGTAACTTTACAATCACATGGGATTCGACTGGTATTGTTCGAATCACTGTAGCGTAAGGTAACACGCTAATGGACGTAAAGGTAGAGGTCGGCGTACTAAATGCATCTTGCATATTAGTTGAGTCCAAGACCCTTGTCGAGATACTTTCTGGAAACATATTTTCTCCAGTGGTCTCCGACCTCTCCTTTACTCCTATCATTACAATTAACGGCGGAAGTATTTCATCAATCCCAGCAGACAAAATTTTGATTGGAGTTATGGCTGCCTAACCGCAGCCTATTTTTATGCCAGCATATTATGATAATGTAACAGCACTAAACCCAAAGGTTTGGTTTAAGCTTAATGAAACAACTGGAACACCATCTAATAGCGGTTCCTTGGGTGCTGTAACCTTAACTAAAAATGGATCTGGCACAATTGATTTAAATCAAACTGGTGTAATTGACAAAGCAATAAGATTTAATAACACAACATCAGCAGCTCCAAACTATACTTATTATGATGTAGCAAATGCTAGCTCTGGTACATGTATGGACGATAGAATATTTTCTATTGAATTTTGGATAAAATGGAATGATACTGGTGGCAACCAAAACCAAGGAATTATTTATGATCTTAGAGACGGAAATAACTATTTAACTGTTCAATATTCACCATTTGGGATTGGGCCTATCGTAGGATTTAGAGGCGGAACAAGTTACCCAGAATATAATTTATATGGTTCTGTAGCAAATAACAATAGCATCTATCGTCATGTTGTACTTACATTTACTCCAACTGCAGTTAAACTATATAACGATGGAACATTAATATCTACAGTAAATAGTCCTAATATCCCAAATAGCTTTGTGTGGGATACAATATCTGCAAAAAAGTTTGGTGTTCAGGGTGGAATGCTTATAGATGAATTTATTATCTACGATCAAGAATTAACGGCAGCACAAGTATTAAGCAATTATAATGCTCCATATAGTACTGTTAACAATGCAACAGTAGTTACAGCATCTGCATTATTGCCAATGCCTGCAGTGTCAGCAGTTCGGAATCCAAACTATACAGCAACAGCTGTCACTGCATCTGGATTATTTGCAGAACCATCATGGAACTTTACAAACTTCCCAACAATGTTGGACACATATCTAGCAGCACGATCATTTGAACAATGGTATAAGTTTGATGAAATAGGCAAGATTAATAACTATGGATCAGGCGGAGATGCATCTACAGCATGGGCATTTACTAATACATCAATTGAGCCACAGGCTGGTATTCAAGGATCTGGCGCATTAAAACTTAAAGGCGAAGCAGGATCTAAAGCTCAATTAGCATTTGCTGTTGGTCAACCATATTCAACAGAAATTACAGACAATGAATTTTCTATAGGACTTTGGTTTAAGGCTGAATCTGGCTATCAAGATAAAACTCCAAATATAGTAGTTTTCAATGCAGCATTTTCTCCAGAAAACTATTTACTTAGACTTACAACCTCTGGCTATGTACAATTTATAGTAACTCGTCCTAATGGTAATTCAGAAACAGTTACAACATCTACAAATATTTGTGATAATAACTGGCACTTAATACAAGTAAGAGCATCTGATACAAATAATGCAATTAAATTATCTGTTGACAATGGAACAGAACTTAGCGCAACTGTAAACGGAACATTCCCAAGTGTTAACAATATGCTTTTTGGAGATGCTTCTACTAGCGGATCTAATAATAAATATGCTTATATATCAAACTACTGGGTAACTGGATACAGTTCAATAGGATCAACTGAAAGAACAGCAATGACTAATGCGGCTGCGGTTCCAATTCAAGGAGCAGCAATGGTTGTTCCTGCTACAGCAAGATTTACCAATCAATATCAAGAAAAGATTGATACATATTCTCCTAAAATTGCATTTAGATTAAATGAAGCATCTGGAACCCCAACTAACTTTGGGTCAGGTGGAACATTATCTATAGCTAAAATTGGTACAAATATAACTTATTTACAACCAACTCAGAATACATATGCATATAAATTTACAAATGCAGATTCATATATTCAGGGTGATTATGGATATTCCAGCGGTACGTTTTCAAGCGGAAACCATCAAACAGTAGCTGCTGTCTTTAAAGCAGAATCAACAGTAAACTTTGAACAACTTATTGGATCTATGGGTATGTATGGATTTATCGGTTCAGGTATTACTCTTAGTATTGGAGCTACAAATGGTTATCTTGAGGCTAGAATTAATCAAGGATTCGGCGGGACAGACACAGATTCTCTTACTACAACTATAAACGTAGCAGATAATAAGTATCACCTTGTTGTTGGTATAAGAGATGGTGGAGATTTTAAACTTTATCTTGATGGTAAGCAAGTGGCAACAAAATCAAGCTGTACAACTACCTTATCAGATTCTGGAGCATATGGAATTTCTGCTGAAGCCAAATATAATTTTGGTCAGGGTGCTGCTTCAAAGGCATTACACATAGATGAATTTGCAGTTATGTCAACTGCATTAAATGCAACACAAGTATTTGAACTTTATCAACTATTAAATATTGATGGTGCATTTATAGGGTCTGGACTTATGGTTCAACCAACTAATTCAGCAGGAACTGGACGGACAATAAATCCAGGAGTAGCAACAGCAACTGGCCTATTTGTAGATCCATCTCAACAAGATACAATTGCTCCAACAATTGCTGTTATGACTGCAACTGGATTATTCCAAATGCCTAACTTTGCTGCTACAAAAAATACAAATAATGCGGCAGCAGTAATGACTGCATCAGCACAAGGAGAAAATCCAGTTATAACTGCAGGTTCAATTCATGGTGCTCTGCATATGGTTGCTACAGCATCATTCCCAGAAGCCAAGGCAAGAATCCCTGGCGTATGGAATGCAGATCCTATGACAGTTTCAGCATTAATAGTTCAACCAGGACTTGCTACAACTAAAGGTGCATTAATAAAAGCTCAATCATTAAATGCGTCTGCACAACTACCATTGCCACCAGCTTATTACACAGTAACTGATGATAGGTGGTATCAAAGACTTCAATTAGTTGACTATGATTCTAATACAGCTAATGGAAATATTGCATTCTTTAATACATCAACAGATATTTATCGTGGTGGCGGATTTGGTGGATGGAATGCACCAAGCAATACAAATGTATTCAATTCGTACTATGGATACAATTTAACTGACTCACCACTTCCAGTTGCTTATGCTGGAACATATGATCCACAAAATAGAAAAGCATTAAGACTTAGAAATATTGCTTTGGTTGTAACAGATGGGTTTAGTAATACTGGTACAAACTGGACATTTGAAACATACATTAAGACAACTAAAAAGAATCAAATTTTATTTGTTGGAAAACGACTTGGCGATAGATCTAATTCACAATACCAAGACTTTAATACTGCATGGAGCCTTAAAGATGGAAAGATAAGTCTAAGTCAAGAAAAATCATTAAGACTAGGATCCCCTAAGAGTACTGATGATATTGCATTTACTGGATTTAAAGACATTGCTGATGGAGAATGGCACCATATCATTGTTCAATTTAGACAAACTGGAGAGGATGTATCATTCCCTCGTACACAAGTATTTATTGATGGAGAACTTGATATTCAGCGTTATGGAAATCGTGCTTATACAATTCATCAGGTTGGATTTAACTCATCAGATGTAAATGCATACTCAGATTTTGAAACATCTGCTGTGGCTCTAAACCAAGGTTCATTTGTTCTTGAAAGAGAAACACATCTTAACTATTACGCAGCTACTGGAATTATTCCTGTAGAGGCAGCAGTTGCAACAGCTTCTGCCACACTTACACTTGGTAACAAGGGCCGTGGAAACCGTGGACGTGCTCTCATGCTTTACTTCTGGCCTACATTTAAACTTGATGACCCAAGATATGTTCCATTTCAAAGATTTATGGCTGGTCAATCAGGTCTTGGATTTACTAACTTTGACCAAGGTGGATACGGCGGAGATCCAGATACATTCTATCCTATAGCTACTCAATTAGGAAATAAAGCAAATCAATTCTATGACTGGGATATATGGCCAGTTCCAGTAACTAATT